CCGCCGTTCTGAGCAATATCCGTACTACGGATATTGGTGATTTCATCGGCATCGAGGTATTCCCGAATATGGTTGGTGGCCGTACCGAGAATGGTGCATACGTCCGCTCCAAGGAACCACGGGTTGCCGTGTTCGTCGGTTAGGACACGCACCTGAATGCCGTTGAAGTCGAATGGTTGAATCTGATTGCTCACTTGTCGTCTCCTTCCTTGGATTGGTTTTGCGAAACCTGCATGATCTCCCACACGTCCGCGTCCTCCGACAGGCCGGACGCGAGACGGTAGAAGTCACTGAACCGGTAAAGCGGATTGCTGTACGCATCCTCGCCCTGCTGGGGCAACTGGCCTCGATGTATCCAACTACGCAAAGTGCTGCGGTTCACGCGCATTCCGCACGCCTTGATGATGTCCAACAGTTCGCCGCGGGTTCTCACCGCCTCCGATTGGAGGAGACGTTTCACCCGTTCCGCCCTGATGAGGGCTACCGGCATACTGAAACCGCATTTCGGGCATTTCGCCGTCTCCGCGTCCGCGTAGCAGGAGAGCTGGCCCAAGCACTTGTCGGCGGGGCATGGCCCGTACAATACGGTTTCCCCGTCATCGTCCGTGAGAAAACGACGCAGCTTGCGTGTCAGACTGTGAACCAGTTCCGCGTACACGGGGGTGCTGGAATGCTCCATGAGTTTCGGATGATTGGCGATACGGTGAACCATGTCCGACAGTGGCGTGGACTCGGGCAGATTGATTTTCAGACTGCGCATCCACTCGTACAACGTGCCTTGCAACCCCGGATAACCGTGGTCATCGTCCACGTACAGCAGATCATGCAGGGCTTCGCGCAACGGTGTGGGCGCGGTGCCGGATTGACCGCCGCCACCGTTCTTGTGCCCGTAAGCGCGGTTGATGCGATACTCGCACAGGTCAGGCAGACTGCGGTCCAACCATCGCAGGTCGCCGGTCAACTGGCTGGCGTGCTTGTCGCACAGGAGATTCAGATTCGGTTCGACGCCATGTCCGATAAGCGGTGACGGCGCGTCGGTGACGATATCCCGCCAGCAACCGTGGTAGCGGCAGAGCCTCGTAGTTTCAGTGGAAAAAGACAATAGTAACCTTGACCTTCGGTTTTTTTGAAGGTCTCGGACGTGTCAGCAACTCCCAATTATGCCATCAAACCGGTCATGATTCAGCCGGACGGCGTGTCGCCAGAACCTCGTCCAACGCCACGCCCAAACCCGGATTGAAACCACCACCCTCACGCCTGCGCTTGGGTTTCGCGGGCGGCAAGCGCAGCGGGTCACGCGCGGCCAACGCCACCCGTCGAGACTCGTCCGAGGAACGGCCCATCATGCGCTGCCGGCGATATAACCACGCCTGATCTTCCACTAGTCCCAGACGTTCGCACTCCCGGCCTATCTGCGCTTCGGACGGTTTCGCACCGTTGCGCAGCTTGCGGACGATGCCGTTGATGTCGCCGGAACCACACCAGCGACCCGTGCTGTTGTCCGCGTAGAAGCGTTGAACGGCCTCACGCGCCTCTACCGCCGTGATATCCGAACGCAGTTCCGAATAAAAAGCGTCAAGCTGAACATCATCCCACTGAGCGTTGCCGTGATGCGCGTTAATCAGCGACAACAACGCCGCCGCCTCACCCTTGCTGAGCATTGAAACCTCCCTGCGAGTATCGGGCACGCTCCTCCTCGGTCATGTACTGCCAAGTTTTCGCCATGTTCGCTTCGAGATTCTGCTGGCTGCGGGACTTGACCGGCTGGACTTGCCGGGCCCTTGGGGTCTCCGGTTTGGGTTTCTCCCAGTTGCGTGCATACAGTTCCCCGCCGATGAACCGGCTGAACGTCTTCACGAACCGTTCCTCGGTGGCCCCGACATACGCTCGGGTTTTGGCTTCAAGAAACTCGCACGGGTCAGCCTCGCCGGCAGCTCTCACAATCTTGGGCCATTCGATTTCCAACTGCATTCGAGCCTGAGAGGTCTTCCCGTCGAACCTGTTCGTCGGGTAAATACGCTCAAGACTGTCGAGCAGTCCATCGAAGTCAGGCTTTGAGGGGGTAGGGGGAGTTGAATTATCTTTAGATAATTCATTCTGGTGTTCTGGTGTTCTGGTGTTCTGGTGTTTGTCCCGATTCAGACGTGATTCAGCCGTCTGAAAGTCATCTGAATCGGAGGTTTTTACCTCGTTTTTATTTTTACGGTAATTTTCAGCATTGCTTTCACGCTTCTTTTGTACCTGTTCGCGACTGCGATTGTGTATAAGATAATCGTGAATATAGTACCCGTTGTTCCCGTCCGGTTCGATCATGCCGACATTGCACAGTGCCTCAAGTTCTGAATCGGTGATATCCAGCACGTAAAGCGCATCATCTTCACTGATATGACCGTCTGAAAGATTATCTCCGCAGAAGGTAAGCATCATCGTGAACGCACCTATCGCGCTCGGGCATGTGTGCCTGAGTTTTCGCACCTTGCGATTCATGTAGAAGCCGTTGACAAGCTGGATGTATCCTTTGCGGGCCATCGTTATACCACTTTCCTGAAATCTAAACTCACCAGACTCATTCCGTCTCCTCAATCATGGTTTCGAGGGCAGCGACCGCGTTCTCACTGCGGTTCTCGGCTACTGCCTTCCAGAATTTCGTATGATCCAGGTCATTTCCTGTCCCTTTCCCAAATGTTCTCAACCATTCCGCACCACTTATCCCATGCTTCCTCTCTCGTATCGGCATAAGGGGCTTCCAAGTGGGTGCAGAAAAACATGTAGCGGCCTCTCCATTCGAATATGAGCGGGACACATCCGTAGAGGGGGCAGCAGTGCCGAATCTTCGATGCTAGATTGAACATGTTCGTCTCCTTAAATCTCGTATGAAGTTGTGGCGGCTTCGCCAGTCCGAGGGCGTGCCGCTCGTCGCCGTGAGCAGCACGCCGTCATCGAATATCTTCCAGTGGCCGCTGCCGGCGCGTACCACCGTGTAGCCGTGCGAGGCTATCCAGTGCATGAGTTTGCGGTCATCTCCACGCGCGGTCATGCTTTGAGCCTCATCTTCAACGCGAGACCGTTTTCATGCACGCCACCGTTGTCGAAGCCCATGAAACCGTTGAATAGTTCGTATTCGAGCAATACGGTGTCCACGCGGAACTCGTCGTACTGATGGTTTTTGATGCGTTCCATGACAAGCCTCATCGATGCGACGGTATCCCTGCGGTCGGCCTGTATGGGAATGAGATACGGCCAAAGATTCCATTCGCCCGGATGATCGTTCAGCCAACGGGCGAAATCAACGAGTTTCCTATCTTCCATCATTTCTCCTTAGGAGCGTTCCCTCACGATATAGTCCGGGTGTTCCCGGCAATAGTCGTATATCAGTTTCAACCATGCGATGGCGCTGTCCACGCTGCCCCAATAGTTCGGCGGATTGTATTTGCCGCGCAAAACATACAATGGTTCCAAGTAGATGTCTTTCAACGCCTTGTCGATACGGGCTGCGGCCTCCCCGGCCGTCAACCCGTCCAGGTCATGCTTAGGATGGACCTTGTAATCGGTGAAAAACGCGGATAGATTATACGTGTAGTTGAAATAATGGCCATGAGCGGTCCGCACATGCTCGCCGTCCCGTTCGCATACGTCAAACCATTCCGGTTCCGGCACATCCTTGTCCACTATGAACAGGTCGTAGCTCATTCTTCGTCTCCTTCGATGATTCCATGTCCTGCTATCAATGCGAGGGTCTTCAAGTCGGTAAGCACGGGCTGGTTGTCCATGCTTGACAGCGAGTCCAAGCCGAGACCCTTCTGCTTGAACACGACGAACCAGTAAGGTGCGTCCGCGTTACCCGCCTCAGTGCGACCCTCCTGCATCCACTCCTTGAGTCTCCCAGCGTAGGTGCTGTAGTTTTTGCACTCCAATACGACCGGCCGGCCGTGGATACGCAGACCGGTGATATCGCCCTGGTCTTTCGTGCCATGCAACACCTCACGGTGTATCGTCTGCTCGCTGTCACCCAACCGGGCGCGCAAATAGTTGACCACCTTGGATTCAAGCAGTGTGCCTTTGGCTTTCTGTCGGCTCATTCGTCCATCCACCATTCAGTCGGGTCATCGTGAAACTGGCAGTCCACGCAGTCCCCGAATACGTTCAAGATTCCTCCGCAGTACGGGCAATGCTCATACTGGACGGGCAGATAACTCGGTCTCATAATCAGAACTCCGGGTTGTCTCGTAGTCGTTTTTGCACGTCCCCGCGCATCTGCTCGATCACATCGACCCGAAGTCCGGTAGCCAAGCGAATCTCCTCTGCCGGACGGTTCGAGTCTTCAATGAGCAGTTGCCATGCTTTACTTTTCGCTTTGCTCAACATGAGCCCCCTTCTCCAAATTAGAGCTGATACGCACCCGATAGTCGGTGATGCTCCAAGTCAGATGGTTCAGTGGTCGCATTCCACGTATCCGATGCTCATGATTTCTCCTTGACCGGTTTGCAGTTGTGTGGCGCTTGTGAGATTCTGCTGGTCTGGCATGCGTATGATCGGCTGCCGTCGCGGAGGATGATGGTGTTCGCCGTTTCTTCAGCCCAGCCGAGATAGGCAACGAAGGCGAAGAACAGTACGAAGAACAGTACGGAGAACAGTACGGCAGCGGCGATGGCGAGTGTTTCGGCCTTGCCATAGCGACTCATTCGTTTACCGCCTTCCGCGCCAGTGCGAGTAGTTCCTTGGCTTGTCGGATATAGTCTTCCTGCCCTCCGGGGAAGCAGCCTTCGCGATACCATGCTTCTTCCTCGTCCTTTGCCGCATATTCGTCGTCATACCTTTTGCAGCTGTTCCAGAGGAGCCGTTTCGCCACGGCTTCGATCTCGGCGTCAGCCGGTGGCGCATTGCGGCCGCGCAGGTACGCTTCCTGTAAATCGTCCGTGTCGCAGTAAAACTGTTTCTTGACATGCGTTCCTTCCCAGTGGCGGGTCGGATACGCCTTCTCGGCTTCATCGTCCGCGATGCTCATTCCTACATCTCCTTTTCGTTGTTCCTGTAGTTCTTGCCTTTGCTTCTGTTTATGCCGCCCCATATGCCTTGCAGCGGGTAGCCGTTTATCAGGGCATGTTCCGCCGCGTACCGTGCGCATTCGCATATCGCCGGACATTGGGCGCAGGCCTTGAGCGCCAATCGTTCCTCGCTGGACGTGGTTGGGAAGAACAGGTCAGGGTCCATGTCACGGCACGCGGCCTTGTCACGCCAGCCGCTCAATTCAATTCCTTCTTCGCGTTTTGAGACTACTTACGCTCATGATTCCTCCTTGAGCGTGGCGACATATGCGATGGCCTTGCGTTCACGCTTCGCATACTTCTCGCATTTGCGTTTGAGACGTTTGAGGCTCATGGCGTACAGGAAGTCTCTGAAGTTGCCGTCTTCGCAGATTTTGGCTTGATAACGGCCGCAGGTGCCTTCCGCGCCGATATGCGCGACCAAATGGTCTGTAAGCTGAATCTCGTTCATGCGTTTTCCTTTCGATATGGGTTTGGCGTGTATTCGGGCGGTTCCTCGCCGGGCATGGGGTTCATGTTCTTGAGGGCTTGGATATATCCGTTCTCCCATGCCTGTTCGGCTATCTGCCGGTCGTGTTCGTCTATGACGGGTTTGAAAGCCGCCAGCAACAGGTCTTCGCTGTACAGCTCGCCTTGTTCCCAGACGGAATCGCAAGCCATGCGCAGCAGTTCCCTGAAATCCTCGGGAATATAGTCTGGATGAATTGTTTCGTCGTGTCCGCTCATTGTCCGCCTCCCATTTCCTTCTCTCGCGCCATGATCTCCACGTCGTCGGCGAGCATCCTCAGCACGCCGGCGAGCGTGCCATACGATTCGGCGGTCGGATACACCGTCTTGCTGACATACACGTCCCACCTGTCGGAACCTTGATGATTGTCGGCCTTGAGGATAATGAGCGGGTCGGCGTCGATGAAACGACCGTCCTTCATGCCCCGCACTTTGAGCATCAGACGTATCGAATCCGCCTGCTCGCTCGTGTTACCCAAAATATCCAGAGTGCTCATCGTCCACCTCGCAGTTCCTTCTCCTCGTTCGCGATTGATTGGAGGATGTCCTCCAGGTCGCCGAGCTCGTTCCGGCTCAACCGGATGCGGCGG